GTCACGGATTACTCCGAGTTCCAGCACTACCGATGGGTATTCCTACCCACCAGCCCCCCACATCTCAGTGGAGGGACGGGGTCACTGAGGTGACCGTTGTTCGGCCTACAGTAGAATGTAGGTCAAGGTAATGTGTTGCGAACCTGGAGATACTGCTTCCAGGGGTGAAACTGTTAGTTTGGTTCAGCTTAAGCAGAGCCCTGACGTGTTCGCTTGAGAGTGTGTATAAAGCCTGTAGGCTCAACACATCTCTCTCGGTTACACCGGGTTCTCTGAGTGCGAGACCAACCCTCGAAATGAGGGGTGTAGCTGTCAAAGCCACACTAACAGCAGAGGTTACCATCCTCCGATCGACTAAATCGGAAATGGCCTTGAGCTCGCGAGCCTTGACTAAAGGCGGCTTTGCTCTCGGATCCCCTTTCTCTATAAACATAGAGAGGAGTACGCCTTGCCTAACACCAAACAGGTCCTTTTCAGTACCCATTCGTTGACCGTACCCAAGACGAGCCTCAGTTTCCTGAAACTGTCGGGTGTCCGCTTGGAAATAGTTCCATAAGTCTGGCGTTCTTGCCAGATGAGCGAACTTATTGTACAATGAAGCTAGGGAGACATACTCTAAAGGTTTATCTTTCTTACTCAGCTCGTTCTTAAGCCATAAGTACTTTTCGTACCTGACCTCATACTTGAGACCTTTCGGATTGAAACCCAGCCCGAATGGTTCAGGGATATCCTGTACCAGTTTACACACTGCTACCTGATCTCTCGTGAGAAAGTGTTCAGATATGGCTTGAGGGCCCAAAGTGCGCACAACGTCCAAGAAACTGACGTCACTGGCGGTGGAGTATTTGTAACCATGGTACACTGAATTGGCAAAGATGAGCTTTCCAGCAAACTCGGAAGCGATCCGTGACTCCAGGCATTTCTGCTCGGAAATCGGACAGGATAACTCTTTGAGAAGCTTTCTATACTCTCGATGCAGACCCTCAGATTTCGTTACGAAATCGTCGCCCAGAACGAGAAAACTATCCTGGATTTCATCTAAGGGAAGGCCGGCTTTCAAACCGGCACATATGGCCAAACATGAATGTGCTAATGCAAATGCCGGGAAACTAGGACCAGCCCCAAGGGGTTGACCTATATCCCACGACACCAACTTACGTTCACCCCACATTAATTTGTAGGGGCTCCGAGACACGAGTTCAAGGAGACGTACGTGACTTTCGTCAATTCCTATACGGCGTAACAACGAGGTTTGTAAACCAAGTGGAAAGTTGTTTGTTGCATCAGACAGATCGACAGCGAATACGGTGTTCGATCGATGTAGCCACTCCTGTACTTTCACTATACCCTTACCTTGATCGTGTGTACAATCGAAGGGAAGTCGACTCACAGCAGACAGAAGGTTCACTTTCAGCGGTTCCAAAGCCGCCTGAAGAATGAGGTTTGGACTTGCAAAGGCCCGAAACTTCATACCCGGTTCTTGAGTAGAACCGATGACACCAACTGGCTCGGTGGAAGGAACAGACTCCCTCCAGTCACCGTACGCGTTGTGATACGGGTGTACCAAATCGAAGTAGTCTTGGCCCACAGAACCTAATGTCGCAAGGACACTAGGGAATGGGTGGAACTCTCGACCGGCATCCGTACCTAGGAACGTCAGCAACTGGCGTTCGGCATAGGTCACAGCCCTAGCATCTCCCTCAACACCCTTCTTGCGAAGGATGTAAGAGATTGCGTCAGGCGCTTCCGACAGCTTACTAGTCCAACCGGCAGTACCGAGCATGCTCAAAAGGGCATACTCAGATCGCCTCCATTCTTTCGTTTGGGATAGCGATTCAGCTCTTTCATTTCTTACTTGAGCCTCTACTGAACTGTGTTCTACAGAGCTCAGAAACTTGCGTTCCTGTGCCGCTGTTGGGCACGCACGCTTGGGTAGAACCAAGCTAGCGTATACCATCAGCGCGTTGAATGCGCGCTTTCTATGCTTATGGCTTGAATGCTCTAACATCTTCCACACCGGTTTCCAGGGCCCTTTTGGGGCTCCGTTCGTATGTGAAATCCACGGGAATGTAGCATCACCCCCGGCCAGAACATTGATAGCAGCCTGCTTCAGGATCTTAAGACGTTTTACAACGTTTTCGGGACCTTCCGCATTCACCTGCTTCGTTATAGTGTCAATCAGAGGAAGTGTTACTTCCTTAGACAGACCAACACCACGAAGCTTTTGGCACAACTCATTCCTTAACGCTTGACTTATAGTCATAGCAATGCCCCTTTAACAGGTGTGTTGCACGTTGGGAGTAGATCGACCAGATCTACATAACCTAGGCTCCGATGTTCT